AGAGATTTGATTCTCAAAGATCTGACCGGAATTGCGGCGAGTTTAAGGCGTTGGAACTCGAAATATTCGTACTTATGATCAGTACAGTTACTAGCAGTTATGCGAGTAGCCGTATTGGTAGGAACGAATTTATACGACACCTGGCCTTTTACAGAGACACGTCTATTCTCAACCACATAAACTGTGGTAAAGGGATCGACGCTGAAAGTATCTTCTAAGAAGGTACCAACAGTCCCGAAGTAATCAGCGACCCAGGAAAACGCAGACAGTTCCCATAAAGCAGGAACGAGGTCTGGAACCGTTATCCCGAGTTGATCAAAGATACCGTAATTATTTGCCGACTCAATCTTAAGATTGACGCCTGCAGTAAAGCGATATCCGATCTTAGTAGTAGAGGTTGTGACACTCTCCATCTGGACGTTAAATCCAGTGATGAGGCCAGCAGCATTACTACTCGCAGATGAACCGTATGTAGCCGAGCCAGAGACACGTTGCATCACACCGTTCTGACGATCGATGTGAGAAGCAATGGCAAGACCTGCGTTCTTGATATCCTTCAGTGTTGGTGAAACACCAAAATTGAAACCAAGCCACATGTCTGACGCTCTGGCGTAAGCATCTCGAAAACGCCTCTTTTTGATATCAAGCAGACCCTTAACGACATTACTGGTGAGCCCGACAGCTTGGCGGACAAGTCCGGCAAGTTCTCGGGACTCAGCAATGGGTGCAAGAAGTTTAGCTTGATGGGTAAGATCGTTGAGTTTAGATCTCAACCTGGTCAGAGCAAGATCCCGAGTAGGATCATGAGACTGACCATTGGAAACGATGGGGCTGGAACTGAAGTGGTTAGCAGTTATGCGCGTAAAGATTTTCCCCGAAGGGGAACCTCCGAACGGCGTCTCTGCATCGCACCAAGACCGGCTGGGACGTGTCCTACACAACTGTACCCCGTAGGGCAAAGTAGCGTCGATCTTACGTTTTATCTTGGCGTCGAAGCTAGGATCGGTTTCCCTCTGTGTAGTTAAAGTATTCGGAGACAATAAAACAGTATCAGTGATATCGGACTGGACATTTTCATATCCAGAAACGTTACCAAAGGTACTGAGTATATGTCGAGAATGACGATTAACGACACCAAAGGTAGGCACGACCTAGCTCCTAAAACAAGATATCGACTTCACAAAAGAAGCCGAAGACGATTCCCCTCATGTATCCAAAGGATAATAGGCCTTAGAAGTCACATGGGTCCCCGAAGGAATTTACCTTCGGCCCTAACATGTAACT